AAAGCATCCACATTCATTACAGATATTTAGGTGCTTGTTACGATGTTGGCAATGCATACATACAGGCAGTCTTGTTTCAGATAATTCATTTGCCTTCTTATCAGATGTGATATACAGATACCACCCCTTGATGATTGCTACTATCCTCCGCATTCGATACATTCTAAAAGGTTAATGATTCCAATCTCTTCTGGGTCTGCATCAGTATTCACCACACTAAATGAGATGCAATCATATTCAACTTCACAGATAACGAACTTGGAACAATCCTGCTGCAATGAGATGGTGTACCCTTGCAATGGGTCTAACTTTGCACCAACAATAGTTATTATGCCATCAACATCAGACTCCACTGAAAAGGTCTGTATGCGCCTTGTGGCATTATGGGTTATTGTGACAAAGTAATTAGCACCAGCAGGGACTACCCCAAATGAGATTCCTGCATGGCACGATGCCACACTGATGCCCGAATCGAAACAAGGAGAACATACACTCATAAGTATCTCTTTAGATTAGCGTTGACAAAGTAACGAAAACAATCTAAGTAGTCAGCACGTTCTGTCAACTTTCTTCGATTGGTCTTTATGATACTACCATTGGCATCACACTGCACTTGCTTGGCATCATAAACAAATCCTTTGCACCTCTTTGAATTCACCTTGATGTCCAATCTCCTCAATGCAGCATTGCAGTCCACTCTGCTATTCTCATGTCTTGGGTTAGCAGGAATGATAAATTGACTATCTGATAATTTTAGTCTGCGTTTGATTTGTGTGTAGGCAGATGAGTTGTCTCGTTGTTGAATGCTGCCACCCTTACCCATTGCATCACCAGTGATTCTCAATAACCCACTTGGTATGTTTAGTGCCTCAATGACATCACAGAATGCATCAATGCTACCCTTGTCAATCTTTATCTCATCCACTACCCTTGCGCCTCTGTGTGTCTCTTGTATGACCAATGCACATAGTGGGTTGATGTTAAAATCCACAGAGATGTATGTAGGTATGTTTGGGTTATGCACTGCTGCATCATCTATGTGCTTCTCGTCCTGCCATTCGTACAGGAACGGATTGACTACATCATCCATAACATCCCAATCACCCTCCACGAATCGGGCATATTGGATTGGTGGCAGTTCCTTTAGTGACTCAAGATATTCAGCAGAGATATATGGGTTATCAGTTATCTTCGATGAGATAAATGCCCACTTGTTAGGTAGTGTACCTTCTCTGTATCTATCATAGATGATTGACTTAACCCAATTATGTGCAGGGTTGCACGTTGCTAGGCAGATGATGGGTGGTCTACCCTCTGACTTATTCCAAGAACCAATACGTTCCTGTACTTTATAAAAGGTCTGCTCCTGCAATTCATTCACCTCATCAAGTCCTGCACCATTGACCTCAAGTCCTTTGAATCGATTCAAGTCCTTATCATCATCGAATGACTCTGCCATAAAGATTAACTCACTGCCATTAGTGAACTTAACCACATTGGTCTCACGATTCCAAGATGCAATGTAGTCACCTACACCATCTGCAAGTATTGATGCGAATGATGGAAATGTAGTCCTCTTCAAATCGGGCAGACTCTTACGAATCACTACCCATCTACTACGAGAATAATGCAATGCTAGGTATGTGATAGTCAATAGCAGCCAATAAGTCTTACCGCCACGAATTGCCCCACCAAATACTACTACCCTATGGCTACCATCAATGGATTTGTAGAATGCCTCTGATTGCCTATCGGTTAACTCAAGCCTCACTCGTTTGATCCCCTTGAGGCTTGGTTGTGACTATGACCAGTGGTTCGGTTGTCTTGATGGTATTCTCTCCATTGTTTGACCATCTGCCTCTCTGCCTATTGGCTAACCAATGCTTGGCAGCAGCAGTGTCTGATGGTAGTTCCTTGCGTAACTTAACCACATCTCCATCCCTTGTCAATGCCTCCTCTGTGATGGTGACACCCAATGCACGTTTGTACATTGCTCTAGCCACCTTGGCATCTGCCTCCTCCCTACCGTGCGTTAATGACTCAAAAAAAGTTGGGTGGTCTTGTTTCCAAACATTCAATGCTGCTTCTGTGATTCCGATTATCTTGGCTATCTGTACATCTGTGAGACCAAGTAGTGCCATCTCAAATGCTTTCTCATCGTGAGCCTTCTGATATTCCATTGGTCTGCCTAATGGTAGTTTGGTGCGTTTGATTGTCTTGTTGCCTTTCTTGTTCATATGGCTATCTTTTGGCTCTTGACTTACGATACTTATCTGCCTCTGCATATGCTATGGCAGTTGCTTGAGATTGGCTATACCCCTCACTGATTAGTTTACGAATGTTCATAGAGATAATCTCTTGTGACTCTCCTTGGAATAGTGGCATATGGTTATGATTCTTGATTCAAATTTACGAAAGATTCAAGTACCAATGAGTTTTGGTATGTGTTAATGTGATGTCCTAACTTAACAAGTTCTTGGTAGTCGGATGGGTATACTATAAGATTGACCAACTTGCCATCTATGAATGCCTTGAATAGATATACATCTATGCCGTTGTTGTCTTCAAATGTCTGAATGAGTCCTAACTTATAGTTGATCCCCTCGTGGTCTATCTGTGTCCTATCTGTTACGAGATACTTCTTGAGTTTATTGATTGGGAACGATATGGCTACATCATAGTCCAATCCTGCGTGGGTGATGTACCCAAAGTAGTATTGCTTGTCTTCTTTCATCTTTGAGTCAACAAAGAATCCTGCTCGTAGTCTTGTTGTCATTGCTTATATTTTTCGTTGTAGTAGTCTTGTCCATCCTTGTGATGGATTGGAGTCAATTCCATAAGACCATTGTTGTATGATTGCTCAATCTGTGCCTGTTCAATATTCTTGGCAGCATCTTTTGCCAATGTCATCAGTTGCCCAAACTGCTCATAATCTATCTTGTCCTCTCCATATTCGATTAAGAGTCTCAAGAATTGTTGGTATAGGTAATCTATTGCGGTCTGATTCATAACTGATATGTGTCTATTCGTTTCTTGACCATATCAATGAATCGCTCCATCATTGATGCATAGTATGAGTTAAAGTCTTGATGCCCCTCGTTGTTGTGTTCATATAGGACATACAGGGATGAACGCAGCCTCTGTGATGGAGTCTTGCCACCCAACTCTGCTGCATCTATCTTAATGGCATTTAGCATCTCTTCATCGTTGTAATTGAACTTCTCTCCTTTGAATGCCATAACACCAATGCCACCTACCCACTGGGACATCAACTCTGCTATCTGCCCGGGTGATAATTCTTGAGTGCCTATCACCACCCTAATGGTCTTGTCTTTTCTTGTTGCCACTGATTCGATGGCACAAGGGATTGTTAAAAGTTTAGCAGCCATATTCGGGTTCTTGCTTCTTTGGTATTGGTTTAGTCTTTAATGTCTCCAAATATTGCCTAATGAGTCTCCTCACTTCATCCCTATGGCTTATAGGTACTCTAAATGTCATATTAGCGGTAGGCTCTTGGTATAGTGATTTCTTCCCTGCACCATCTCGTTTGCCACCCCATCCTGTCTTCTGTTGTGTTTCCATTGTGCAAATGTAGTCAATCTTTGATTATGTCTTGCAGTTCTATGTCTGTTTTTTTAAGCAGAATCAACCAATGGTAGCACCGTGTCAAGTATGTTCTGTAGATCCCTGTGTCTCGTTGTGCGCTCATAAGTTGATTAGCATATGACCGATGTGTTACAATCGCTGAATGATACGTTATATGCCTGTCTTTAATTATTGCATCCATTGGTGTCTTGGTGGTCATATACTCTATAACCTTCTGCTCAAGTTCTTGTGGTGTCATAGATTTAAATTCTTGAGTATTTTATAAAGGACATTCACTACGATTGAGTTCCCTGCCTGTTTATATGCTTGGGTATCTGAACAAGTCCAAGTAAACGAATCGGGAAAGTCCATAATTCTAAAACATTCACGAGGTGTCAATCTTCTTATTTTGTAACCATCCCACAACTTTCTATCGTTATTTTCGGGATGCCTTGCCTTTAATGATGGAGATTCAGAATGGATTGATTTATTCCAAGTATCTAAAATCATTGGTTTACCACTTGGCAGTTCGTTGCTCTGTAGTGTCTCATTTAATCTCTTGTCCTTATAAACTACCGCCTGTTTGCAGAATGTGTCCAGTGTTTGAGCAACTCCCTTGCCGACCCTCCCCCTCCTTGTCTCACTATTTGTGGCATTAAAGTTAATGCTATCTCCTATAGTTGCCTGTTCATATCCTTTGGATGTTGCTGATTTAACCCTTACTTCAAACCCATCGTTGTCCTCATTTGAATAATCCAACTCATAATTGTCTCCATCTTGACAACTAACGCATAATCCATATTGATGATTCATACAAGTATTTAAACCATACTTGCAGTTTTCTATCTCTGTTTTTATCAAATCGTCACAATATCCACCGCCCACCTTTAATGATGACATAATTCCATCTGTGCTATGAAATTTAGTGCCGAATCCATTGCCATTCTCTTTCTGCCTTGTGTCATATTCAATCAGATTTTGGATGGTTGTTTGACTTAAAAAGTATTTATCATCTACACTAGTCTCTAGAATATCTTTAAGATTCTTGCTTAATCTTTGTGGCGTTGGGAATCTAAAGTTATTGTCTGAATCATCTCTGATGCCAACTATAAAGACCCTCTCACGATTCTGCGGTACATCATAATCCTTTGCATTAAGTATATCCCAATAGATATGGTACTCTACCGAATCGTCATAGGGGAATAATATTGGATTGCCATTAACTGATTTGCCACCAAGTAGGTTCACCCATTCACTAAATGTCTTACCTCCATCATCACTTAACAACCCTCGTACGTTTTCGAAAATAAAGTATCTAGGTTTGTTGGCTCTTATAAACTCTAGTGAATTAAAAAAAAGGATTCCTCTTTGGTCTTCCTTGCCCAATCTTTTTCCCGATGTACTAAATGATTGGCACGGTGGTGATGTCATATAAATATCTAAATGATCCATTGGAATAATCCTATCATAGACATCATTTGGGAAATATTTAGGCTCACCATAGTTGTGTATAAATGTCTGTCTAGCATACTTGTCCATATCACAAGCAAAGACCTCCTCGTATGGTATGCCTAATCTGTTTAGTGCTTGATTGAATGCACCCACCCCACTAAAATCACTACCTACCTTTATCATACTAGAATGGTTTATCATTATCAATCTCAAACCAAGATGTGATAGGCATTTTAGTTGCACTATCTGTCTTTGGTTGATTGAATGTTACTTGGGTTTGAGCATCATAAAAATTGCTCATTGTTTCATTGTGCCTAAACATCACCTTCCCTACTGCACCTTGCCTATGCTTCTCAAACAAATAGAACATCTCATTAGTATAATCCTGCCCATCATCATTCTGCAATTTATAATAAGATGGTCTCCATATGAATATTACACTATCTGCGGTCTGTTCTATTTCACCGGACTCACGCAAGTCTGCAAGTATTGGCATCTTTGTACTTCTCTTCTCCACCTCTCTTGATAATTGGGATAGCAGGATTATTGGTATGCCCAAGTCCAGTTGGCATCTCTTTAATAACTTAATCATAGTGGATACTTCCTGCTCACGATTGCCTTTGTTCATACCCTCAAGTTGGAGCAGTTGAAGATAATCAATTACTGCCCACTTGCACTTGCCATTCTTGTGTGCCTTCTTGATTACTCGTATTGCCTCGTGAACTCCACAAGATGGTTTATAGTATACCATCAACTTCTTGGATTCAACAATACCAATGGTATGCTCCATCTTTAGCCTCTCGTCTTCTGTTAGCAATCTCTTCTTTAGTCTTCCACCATCAATAGTACCATCTGATTGATTAAGTATTAATCGTTGCGCCAATTGGCTCTTGCTCATTTCGCAATTGATATAAACACCGTACTCATCTGTAGATAATCCGTGGAAGATTGCTAGTGCAGTCTTCCCCATAGATGGTCTCCCTGCAATAACAATTAATTCATTCTGCCAACCCCCTGTGAAATCATTGAGTGATTTTATGCCTGTGTCTATCCCAATTAGTTTCCCTTGCCTTGCTAATACCTCCTGCTCATAGTATAACTTGCGCTCCTCGTCCATTAATTCAGCAGTCGATATCAATCTGTCCTCTGTACTATTGGTATCTATCAATTTGGTCAACTTGTCAATGATGGATGATGCTATCTTAAATCCATCCATATTGGCATCTGATTTTAACAACTCATCTGTAATTAAACTGGGCAGAGTCCTTGAAATGTATGAATCTTTAAGTATGGCTATGTACTCATCTATCGGCTCACTAAATCGCATTGCACCCATAGCCTCTGCTAGAATACCTACACACTTTGAGTTTATTTCTTTGCTATAGTCTGCTCTGATTCTTTGAGATATCGTCAAGCCATTAACTTGCTTCGCCTCCTTAACCATTGTGTCAATGGTTGCATATATGGCTCTGTTGTAATCAGAACTAAAGTGATTGGCAGTTAGGCTTGAGATAATGTGACTAGTGCTATCGGGATGGTTGACTAGTACAGATATGAGTGCTACCTCAATTTGATTAGTATCTATGGTCATATGTTTTTGATCCCTTTGGTGACTTCTCCTGCACGTTCTTGTCTGTGCTTATATGATTTGCCTCTCAAGAAAGGATTATGCTCCTGTACCTTCTGTCTCGTCCTGCGAATGGTTTCCACTTGTGGGAGGTCTCCATCAACAAACATCTGTAGTAGGTCTCTTGCAGACATATTCTCAAATCTTTCTTTGCCAATTGTCTTCGCCCATATATTGGCAATCAGTTTGGCATCGTTGTCCCTCAATTCGGGATATTGAATTAGCCAAGATGTTATCATATCCTTGGCGTTTGTGAGTTCGTTGAGTTTCATATTCTAGTTTTCGTTTAAGTGTTTAACGCATTTTTATTGTCAAACAATCTTTATCGTTTTGAATGATGTCATACGATATCTTTGATTTAGCAGTTTGTGGCGCACCTTTAGTCAAATTATAAATGATAGTTCCATCAGTTAAAATCAAAGACCAATATGAATAGACGCAATAAGTCTTTTTAAGTAATGCCCCATTTTGCATATGACTAATAATGTCTGCTGAATTTAGTTTCTTGCTCATCGTGTTAATGTTTAAAGTGTGTGTCTGTTTGGTTCAGCAAATATCTAAACTTATTTTGAATCTGCAAATTTTTATCAAGATATTTTAAAAATATTTTTAGTTTGCCTTATTTATCAAGTGTTCCAAGCACGAGATTTTGGCTCTGATTGTTGGCTCGGTGTCTTCAAATCCTGCTTATTGTTCATCTGCCATCTAACCAATCTGCCCTTTATTGACCAGGTCTTTTCTAATTGAAATCTCATCTTGCCTTTGGCATCTGCCTCTGACCAATAGATGTAAAATTGCCTTAACATATCATCGGTAAAGTCTCCCCTGTGCTTGGCAAGTTCCTGTTTGAATTGATTTGAATCCATCTTTTTATAATTAATAATATCATTTACATTTACACTTACACTATCACTTACACTTACACTTACACTAACAGGTTTTGTGGGTTTTGAAATAACCGAATGGGTTTTGTGGGTTTCTTCTAAACCATCTTGGTTTGTCTTTGGTCTGCCTCCCTTCAATCCGTTAACTCTTGCACGTTCAGCACGTTGCTCCCACTTATCTGCATCTCTATCCATACTTGCACGGATGAACCCAAATGCAATAAATAAGGGATCAGATGTTGTTGGTGTTATACCATCTATCTGATATTCGAATATCAGTCGCATAAGTCTTCCAAACTCCTCATCTGAAAGATGCTTGATGGTCTCGTATGTGTCACAATATAGTAAGAATGATTTTTTCATCGGATAAAAAGAATGCTCATCAATAACTGCGGTGAGACCGATAGGCTATCACCCCTACCACGCAGCATCAATGAGCAATGTTTAAATTTCTTACTATTCGGGGTCTCACTTCCGGTAGTTCAAATGTATTAAAGATTCAGATAGGCATCTATCTTATTGATGCATTCATCTAATCCAACGGAGAATTCTGCACGATATCCTGCTTTCGCAAGATGCAGGAGCATCTCCGATTGTTCGTGCAGATGCTTGTCTGACATTAACTGACCATCCATCTTATGAATCTTTACTTTCTTGATTTCAAGATATAAGCCACCAAATCCACCTCTGCACTGGGCAATAAACAAATCGGGATAACCACGGTGTGGATTCATACCCTTATGCTTCTTGGCTTGCCCTAGACTCATCTTCATCCCTGCACTAAAGTCGAAACGCCAAACCACATTGGGATACTTGAGAGCCATATACTTGGCAATAGCAAAATATATATCAGATTCCTTTGACATCCTTTAAGAATTCTATACGTTCAACTATATCATTGCGGTCATCAATTGCCTCAATGTATACCTCAACTGCTCTTTGATTTTTATGGTCTACATAGACTCTTGAATACTTATAGTTCACATACTTACTCTTTTCAAATCCGCAAGCAGATAAGTATGCTGCTACATTCTCCAACTTATGATGGTATAACTCATCTAAATTGCCAAGGTCTTCAAATCTATCGGTCAAAGTCCCCATCGAATTGTTCTAAAAAGTTAGCGATTAGTTGAATTGCGTGGGTTAGTTCGTCATCTGAATGCCTATACAAGAATAGGTCACTAGAGGTACTACCATTCTTCTTTGCTTTTTGAGGGACACCAATATAATAAAAATCTTTGGGAGTCCACCCCATAAGCATAGAATACCATACTGCTTGGATGTGATTGCAATGTTCCAACATATCCTTGGCAAACTGCTCAATGGTCTTGCAAGTAGTGGTCTTGATATCGACTATAATCTTATTTTCGTGATAAACCATATCTAGCATTCCCTTTCCCAATATGTGTTGGGTGCTTCCATCAAGATATGGTATGACTATCTCATCCACTACTATCATCTCCTTCTGTGATCCATTGAACAAAGCCTCTAGCATAGCATTTGAGCAGATTGCATTGTACACATTGTATGCATCTTTACTCATCTCACTTGGGTCGGTCTCCAATAGTTGGTGATGAAAGGCAGCACCCTTGTCGAGTGCTGCCTTAACTGATTTATTAATCGATATGTCTCCAGTGTAGAATCGTTTGATTCTTGAGGCAGAGATAGCAGGATAGTTTATATATTCTTCTCGTGTCATATCTCCTCGTATGTGATAGTGGTGATTGGTCTTTGCAGTTTCCATCCCTTGCTCTTCAGATGCAATGCCATCTGCTCATCGGTCATTGTTGTAGGAGACACAGATTTCTGTAATGACAAAGTGAGTTGTTCTTGCTCCTTATCTCTTGCATCTCTATTTATCTTCTTTGCCATCTCCTTTACTTGGTTATAGGATAGTCTTGAGAATCTTGCACCACTACACCATTGCCTAAATGCAGTCTCACAATAGCCTAATGCTAAACTGAATTGCTTGCTAGTCATTCCTGCCCTTTTCTGTACCTTTATAAGTTCCTCAATAATCTGCTCGTGCTTGTATTCGGTAAACTTGTAAGTATTACCTCGTTTTAGAATTCCATTGATAGCAGCAGATGTTGGCTCATTTGTGTCAAGGTTTTTTAGATAAGCCTTGATTGAGATTTTTGGTCTTGTTGTTTCCATTGTTTATCGAATTATTTGGGTTTTTTCTTCAAAGATTTCAATACCATCTATAGACTCAACACCAAGTGCATTCATTGCCTTGGGCAGTCCTTTTATTAGGTCTTCGGGATTTATATTGTTGTGTGCGAATTGTACAGACAATACCTTAATCCAATCTACCTCTCCACTTATTCTTGCCTTGGTAGTTGTTCTGATATTCTTGGTGTGGTCAGTGCTGACAGATGTGGCATATAGTTTATCTGTGAATGCCCCAAGAGCCTCTGCCATTGCCATCATTGGGTTGTTAAATGATGCCTCTGCTTCTGCCTTTAGTTTAGCCTCTGCCTCTGTCTTCTTGCGCTCCAGTTCTTGGCTATACTCAAGCATCTTACGCTTGCCATCTTCTACGAACTGCTTTAGATTGGCAGTTGTTTCCGATTCAAGTTTTATTAAATCTTTCTTAAATGCATCCATTGGGGCAGTTACATTCTTTCGGGCGGTCTCTACTTGTTTGATCGCCTCATTAACTGCCTTTATCGTCTCTGAAACTTTATCGTATGAATACTTATCTGTTACAGGGACATCCAAGATTGACATTTTATGTGCATTTAGCACACTTGTCGAGTTGATTATTTGATAGAATTCACTAACCGGAATTGCTATCTTTACATTGTTGTTCATTGTGTTTCTCTGATTGAAGAGGGGAGGTGTGTGTGCCTCCCCTTTTTTGGTTATTAGAATGGTGGATTATTTGAGGATGTTGTAAAATGACCTCCAAAGATATCATCCAAATCCTTGGTCAAATTTGGGTCTATTTGGCTGCGTGATTCAAGTGGGGTAGTCTGTGGCAATACCGCTGATGGATTGTAACTTTGTTCGGCTGCAAATCTTGAACGATACTCATCTGATTGCATAATCTGCTCCCTCACGAATTCGGGCAGCAAACTGAACACCTCTTGGTTATGTGCAGTTGTCTCGTATGCTAATGATGGATTAATCTGAACTGGGCAAGTGATACCCTTCGGCAATGGTGATATGCTCATTATGTTTGCAAATGTGCCGACATCGGTCACACGGTGCGAAACATTTAACATCGCAGGAGTCCCCAACAAATCCATTATCTCAAAGTTTGATGCCTCTCTGTCTGTCATCGACTTGCCTATCCAAGACTCAACGAACTTGCGTAGGTTTGCTTTTTCAGACATTGACAATGTCATTGATGTTCTAACATAAAAAGGTTGCTCACCTTTGGACTCATCGAATACCGCTAGTTCGTTTGGTAATTCGAATAAGAATTGTACTTTACGTTTTCGCCCACCAAATTTCTTGTCTTCTGTAGTGCCAAGGTCAATGATTTGGTAACATCTTCCGATGTGCGCCCCTTGTGGAGCGACTTTCTTTTGTGCATTTCCGCTACTTGCTGATGCTTTCATAAGTGTTTAAATTGATGTGGTTAAAGATTCAAGAGATTGGTAATGGAGGTATTCGGTGACTAGTGCAAATTGCTCGTGAAATTCCTCTATTGTAAGAGGGTCATATAGCCTTTTTTCGGGTGGAACACCGTACTCCATAGAGCGATGAAACTGCCTTGCAAGATTGGCTGATTGGCTATCACATCTTGTGTATAGACCTTTGATGCATCCATCATTAACCACCATCACAAGAGTTCCTGTTAGATGATTGTAGTGAAAAAATTCAGTACCCTTCCAATTTTGGAAGATTGTTGATGTTGTTGATTGGTTCATATAGTTTGAGTTAAAATGTTTAAAATTAAAAAACTTCGAATTGTTCATCATCAAGTCCCTTGCTAATAAAAATATCAGTAAGTTCCATACACATATCTTCAAAGGCATCTTTGTCAAATGTGCAATAGTTAAACAACCATTGATTGCTATCTACCTTTATAAGTTTGTCCTTAAAGAGTTTCTCTAGGCTTTTATCCCCTAAAACTTGAGCCATCTTGTTGGCTTCTTTGGTAGTTGTTCTGATACAGATGTTCATCGTTTGAATGTTCGAATGTTTAAAAAAAGGAGGGGAGACATATGCCTCCCCTTGGATTATTATTTGATTAGCCCCAAATCTTGTTTTGCAAGATAGATGATAGCATCTACATTAATGTCTCTGCTATAGTTTAAATTAACTACAACATTATTAAGGTTCACGTTAACTTCTTCAGAGTTAAGTCCTTTGTTAAGATTTTGAAAAGCAAATGAACGCAATGCACTTTTTTGCTCTTCGATTGTCGGCTTGTTGTTTTGAGTTTCCATTGGATATATGTTTAAAGAGTGTGTATGTTTGTTGAGGCAAATGTCTAAATACTTTTTGAATTAGCAATACCCAAACAAGAAAAAAGCAAATTATTTTTTGCTAATACTCACAATCAACTATAAATCAGTTAATTAAATTTACTTGGCTGCTTGGAACATTATCCCACCACCAATGGCAGCACCTAGAATAAAGGCAACTCCCTTGGATTGCCACCACTTCTTATCGTCTCTAATGTAGATATTAGACATACCACTAATGCTCATATTAGGATTGTCTATATTCAAACGCACTACCTTATCCGTTCTGCCCATAATCTTCGAAATAAGACCATCTCTTGCACTATCTCCCACCGCATAGGTCAAAGTACCATAAGATTCAATTGAATCGATTTGGAGCAGCCCTAATCTATTTATCGTGCCATCTATCGTTAGCCACTTATCTACCTTGCTAAAACTTCTTGGCAATTTTAGATGTGGAAATGAGTCAATATAGATAGGGTCACCTAATTTAATCTCTGTCTTGATAATGGTCTTTGTCTTGAACTTGGCAAGTTCTTGTAGGTTGGTTAGCCTTAATTTATCTGCCTCTGATTGCAGCATCTTGATGGCAGTCTCTTTGTCAACTATCATCTGCCTCTGCGAATAGACTACCAGTGAATCATCATAAACTCTTTTGGTGAATCCATCATTGATTCGATTGAGTTCAGTGATATCATCGTGCAGGATGAGATTGGTTTGACAAGTTGATATCAATGCCATCATTAGGATTGCTATGATGATTGCCATTATAATCTTGCTAGGGTCAAAGTCAAATCGGGCAGCATCCATCAGATATATATATCATTAGTTGGTTAACTCGTTCCTGTACTATTTCCTTCTGTTTGATCCCTTCCATAAGCACATTGATTGCTATATGCAATGGCATACCTCTCTCAAGAACATATAGTGCTGCTACCTTTACCAATCGCTCATCACAATCCTCGTCAGTCTTGGGTAGGTATTTTGCAGCATCTATCATATCTGTCTCGCTGCCTTTCGTACAAGCACCCTAATTACTTCATCAAGTTTATTAACTGAATCATCTATCATCAACATCAACTCCTGCCTCTCTTTATGACTAGCACTAGAGTTATCCTTGAGCATTCTAACAAGTCCTCCTATGGATGTCAATGGTTGTCTTAATTCGTGGGATAGCATAAATCTAAACTCCTCTAAAAGTATCTTCTGCCTTTCGTGTTCGTGGGCAGCAATAGATGTAACATCCACTATCTGCATACCGACAAAGTGCAAGCAGTCCAAGATAGTATAAATATTCCAAAGGTTATACCTTAACGAGCCTGTTTTCTGCTTTGTCCTTGCATATACTCGTATAGGCTCCGGTGATTTTAGTTTAGATTTATTGATTGCTGCTATGACATCATCTCTGTCCATATCTGTGGCAGCAATGTCAGCAATGTTCTTTGGCTTGATGTGGCTTATGTATTCCTTGAACAAATCATTAGAGGAGACTATGTTGCCATCTTGTGTTGTTACAAGGTAAAAGACATCTATCGAATTGTCTAGTATGTACAACAATGACATAAGACAAAGATAACGATTATCTATGCCTTGCTCAATTCCTGCTTCAATTCACTTATCAAGTTTATCCAATGTGGCACTGAATTCAGTACATATTTGGCACTCATCCAAAGGGTGAATCCAAATACAACACCATTCAAAAGTATATCATAGTTCATAGGCATCTCAATATCTGCTGCATTTCTTACGTTATGAGTCTTGGCAATGTATAACGGAGCAGCAGGATATAAAGATACATCGCACGGTACTATTGTATCAAATGCAGTCAATTCAATTTTATCAACTGGGTGTTTATATGCACCACTCATCACTGCCTCAAATGACTCTTTGTTGGCTTCCACCAATGCAGAATCAACATCAACACTTGACTCGTAGGTCATAGTGTCTATGTTCATCTTTCGATGGTTAATGGTCTTGATGGTATCTCTACGAGTCTGCTGCATCTGTCTTGGCTTTTGGGATGTACCCTGCTGCAATAAGTGCTGCCACTATTGCTGCAAGGGTCTCTGTCGATATCACTTTAAAGATTAGAAGAAAGATTGAAACTAATATCATAAGACTGCCAATAGTGCTGCGCCAATGCTTCACAATGATATCAATGATTCGCCTTGGTTTAGTAGGTCTTCTTGGCATACCTTAATCTACGATTATGCCACCCATCAGTTGATGCAACTTGGCATCATTATTTACACAATGAGAAATATAGGTTCGCCTCTTCTCGTCTTCTGTTTGTAAGTCCTGCCAACACCTTGCCTGCTGCCTTATTCCACCTCAAGAATTCATCGAGGATGGATGGATCATTAGGATTTATCTTTGCTTTCTTCAGCAGAGTTGATTTAATTAATGCGCCTGTACCTAAATTGTATGCGAATGATACTAGTGCATCAAATTGGCATTGGTTGATATTAGGTAGATGCTTGTTAACTGCTGCCTCATATGGGTCTAATGTAGATAGCAATAATTGTGTTGCCTCTTTCTCTCCACTTAACTTCTCTCCCAAAATAACCTTCTTGCCATTGGGATAACGAGTCGAACCATACCCAATCGTGACAACAGATGCAGGACATAGGTATGCGCTTAATCTCAATCCTTCATACTTCTTAATTAGATTTAATCCAAGAGAAGATGTGGAGCGCATTATTCGTAGAAATAAACATCAATTGGGCTTGCAGTTAAATGGTTGTCTGCTAAATTGTTGTTTGAGGGCTGCCTAGTAAATATTGTAATTGTAACGGTGTCGTATGTAAACAAACCAATTATTTCTTGTTGAATTAATATTGCGTGAGATATACAAACGTGTGGTTCTTCACCTCCGCTTGTAATTATTTTTATTTTATTTGCCTGCGGAACAAAACCGAATGATTGAATCATAAAATACTTTATATCATAGCGACCTGTAGAAACGTATGATATCTGTTTAGTAACGATTCCACTACCTACTTGAGTTTCGAATGCGGTTATTTCTTGTGGTGCAGTAGTGCCACTTTGAGTATAACTACAACTATCGATAAAATAATGCGATGGTAATTTAGTTAGACCTTTATATGTGCCACTTCCCGTGAATAAGTATTGTTTTAAGTCAATACCTTTTGCAATAACATTAAATTCAGCAGATGGCGTTTGACCCGATTGATTAAAGCCATCAACGTAATTCATTTTGCCGGAAATTAATCCAAGTATTTGGTCGATTAATGCTCCTGTACCTTGTCCTGTATCTACGTTTTGAATATACAAATCACCACCCCTATTATATAAATAACAAGTTTGATTTACACTTGCATTGTAAAACGAAATTCCACTATATCCACCAAAATCTACACCAAGTCCGATAATATCACCACTTGGAAATCGCAAAGTTATTACCCCTCCTGCTGCAACATCTACCTCAACATCCCCAGTAACTTGACCTTGTCCACCAAAGGCAGTACCTCGTAAATGAATAAAAGGCAATGCAGTTGATAAGGCATCAGCAATAGTTGCCAAATCAACTTGCTTGGATTGATTAGCAGAAGAATCAACAACATAAAATATGTCTGCTGAATCTGCCGTTGATAATGGTGGTAAATCGGTGACCTTAACTCCTGCCATAGTTTATTGTTTTTTACAAATTTAAGAAATTAATCAACATACATCATAACATCCATCCTCACTAAATGTGGATACCACTACATCAATTTCTACTGCTACTGCTGCCCACTCATAATTGGGAGGCAATACCTTATTGTCTATCTGATAGCCACTTGGCAGCACCTCGTATCCCACCACACCAAGAGTCTCCTTAAATGCAGTATCCTTTCCGCTAACCAATCGAAGAACCTTGGATGCTAACCAATCCACTGCTTCTGCTGAATCGCAGGGAAGATGGCTCTTCCGTACCATACAATATGCAGTCAATGTGTACCTCGTATCATAGACAGATTTACAAGCAGACAATCTGAAACTATCCTGCTTGCTAACTATGGTCTTGCCTCGTCTTGCCCAAAAGATAGTACCTTGCTTGGCATCATAATTTGTAACAGGGATTGCCTGTCCATCACCTATGTAATAGGTATAAGCATTCTCCTCTTTGTAGTATTCGGACAGACCATAGAATTGGTCAAAGATGTTACCTATATTTATTCGTTGATTTAATCTCTCAATTATTTGGGTTAGTATATTCATCGCTGACTTAATGCGTTTGTGATTTGTTCAACTATCTGCTCAAGATGGTCTTGTAGCATCTCTTCTTGCTCTTCTTTGGTTGGTTCGAAGATGACACCATATCCTCTGAATGATTTGTAAACAGGGTTCACCTCTCTACCAAATTGCAGACCTTGTGCCTTCTTGAATTCGTCAGATGGCAATATGATTCCACAAGTTAGTCCAGCAGTCGCAACATCCACATTGATGAATGCAGAGCGGAGGAATCCTGTTAATTCTAGTGGTATCGGTCTCTTCTTTTTTTTCTTCTCATATGCAGGAGAATAATCACCCTTGTAATCACCACCTCTACGAGCAGGACGAGGGATCTTAACACCATCAGTATTCTTGTTGCCACCACTTTTCTCAAAGATACGTTTGAACATCAATCTCTTCATCTCTCTTACCGCAGAATAGAGAGGAGTAAATTGGCTCTCCCACTGCGAATAGAGATTGTCTAGGTTTTCTTGTATCTCCTTTGGTGTAGGCATTATGGTAGAGCAGTTACATACTTATAATTCTTGCGACAATCCCAACAATGGTTATCGTCGGGTAGCCTCATATTCTTAATCAATGCCTCAAGTTCTAAATTATAGTTCTCCATTGCAGTATCCCTTGCTGCCACAATTCCCTCAAATGCAGGAGCAGTTGCAAATGGCTTGCTACCCTTGTTGATTGTAATGGTAGTATTCACTCGTTGGTTAGGTGCAATAGTGAGTGCATAGTTGTAAATCTCCACTGCGGTAAGGTATGCCAATGGCAATGCCATCAATCCACCCACTGAACACATCCAAGATTGTCTATCACAATTCACATTATAATTTAATGACATTCCTGTAGTGTATTTGGATGTCTTTGAGGATAGAACATCAGTACCATCGGTTGTCAATTCAATGCCAATGGCATCTACGAATGGACAAATGTGAGCCTCTCTTATATTGCCTCCGCAATCGTAACACGCACCCTTCTTTGGAATGAACTTGATGGTGTCAATAGTTGACTCATACACAAATGCCAAATCTAATTTGCGCCTCCCTGCCTTAAATTCCGAACCAATGAATTGCTCAACTCCTCCCTCTGCATAGGTGATGGTCTTGATGAGTTTGAGAGTGGTCATATCAAAGACCAACACTGGGACATTTACACTTGCAGAATCAATAGCCAAATTAATATCAGAGATGTACAGATTCAGATATGATAGATTGTTAGGGTCTATCTTGAGTCTGATGCCACCGTACTTTCCTACACCCAATTGAGTCTGCACATTTGAATAGTCTGTTAGGACTTGTCCTATTCTCTTGCCTTCAATGATGGTATCTGCCTTCATCGCAGGAGTCAAACGCAGCAGAACATCAGATGACAACTTGCGCCAAGCAAACTGCCTCTTGTCAGTGAATAGGTCTACACCACTCACATATTGGTCTGTGATTACTTGACCTAGAAAAGTCTGACTTATACCTAGTTCATCAATATATAATCCTGTTGATGGTTCGGGCAAACTACATTCCTTTAGTCCAACTAGAGATTCAATGCACATTGTATTTGTTTTTGTAAAGATAAAAAAAAGAGGGGATTGCTCCCCTCTATTCTGTGGTTAGATTATCTACACCATTCTGCACCAATATGTCCTCATCTGCTTGAGTGAGTAAACTTATTGGTGCATCTATGGGTTTACGATGCTAACGCAGTTTACATAGTTAACGCCACTGAACTTGTCAGATGCCTCGTAGATATCAGTCGGCAAAGTAACAATCTTCCCTGTTGTGGTTAGAACGATTGATAGATTACCGCAATCATCCTTCATTGTCAAATCAACAGGCAATCCTGCCGGGGTGAAAACCAAAGTCTTTGAATAATTAGACCCTGCTACAGGAGTGATTCCTGCATTCCAATCAGCAAGATTAAAAGATAGCCACTGAATTGCTCCTGCGGTAGTAACAAGTGCAGATAATTGGTCTCCTTGCGCTGCTGCTAAACGAGCATCGTAGGCGAAACCAAAACCATTCTGCTGACTGATGGCAAGCAAATCAATACCATATTGTGTGCAGCATCCTGCTTGAACTGCATTGGCATAACGCTGCATTGCAGCACCACCAAATGCAATTGGAGCAGCAGGGTAGTTAGCCATACGAGATGCCTGTAAAATATCGGCAAGAGCGAATGGATTGAGTTCTGATGAACTTAACTCTGTTGCAATCTCAAGGCAATCTCCTGTAACTGAATAGTAGTTCTCAACATCAGTACCCCACTTACCAATCTCTGCTACTGCTTGAGTTGCTGCAACAGATGCCACCTTGCGGTCTAACACATCCATCAAGCGCATTACAGACTCAAGTACATAACGAGAATTGTCTTGGCAATGACGAGCGATATCAGCAGCATTGATAAGTTGAGATGCTTGATAAGTATCAGTTACATCCAATGTGTAGGTAGTGGTAGAATCACCATAGGTATTGGTAGATGTACAAGTTAAGATGTCTCCATCTGCTTCTACTTCAGTTTCGGGAAGACGCTGAATCCAACGTGCTTGCACGGTTTTCAACTTACCTCCCCCAGGTGAAACTTCTTGGCGAATTAATTTTACGTTTTCGGGTGACAACAAGAACTCCAAGAAAGGGAGTTGCTCACGTTGACCAACTTCGATAAAGAGTTCAGATAGTGACATCTGCACATTCGGACACTCTGAAAGTATGCGTGAAATAGACATAGTTTAAAAATTGTTTGGTTGTGCATTCGTTTATTAGGCTGAATGCTTGTGCCTACAATTGCCATTAAGTTGGCTCACTACATCATAGATTCTGCAAAGATAAACAATTATTGAATAAAAAAAATGGGCAACATCCCTGCTGCCCATTAACCCTAAACTTATTGAACGAAACTCAAGACAAAGATAAACAATTACGGCAATTCTATCTTACCAAAAAAGGGTTTATCAGATACTGACCTTCTCCCTTGGCAAGACCATAACTGCCTTGCCCACCAATTTGCTGATCCCCTTGGGGCAGGAATGCCATTGCTTCTAGCGCAATAGTTATCTCCTGCATCAGTGCCTACCTTGATGCGATAGCCACTTGCGCCAAAATGTACCTCATTGCCATCCTCGTCCACTGCCTTATACTTCTTCCCCTCTCTATCAGATGCGGTAACATTGTACCCTTCATACATTGGCATACCTTAACTCTTTTAAAGTTTCTAAAATAAACGCAATTGCATTGGTCAATTGTGCAGGGTCAACCATAGTTGAATGGAATCCTTGCCTCCAAGAATGATGCTGCTCAAGAATCTCAATTGCTTTTTTGAGTGTCATTTGCTAAAGAATCTTGGATTCACTCCACGCACCTTCTTGTCTTGTCCACTCTCAATTGGTGACACTACACCTCTTACAAGTGATGGCATTGGCTTCCCTGCGTGGGGATTCTTCTGAATAATTCCTGCCTCTGTTGCCTCCTTTAACAGGACATCAGACAAGTTCAAGAATGTCCCTGCCTTATCCTTGGATTTAAGTCTCTCACCACTGGACCTGTCTTTAACTACAAACCCTCCATCTTCTTCAATATCTAGTAGATATTTATCGGAGATTGCTGACTTAAATCCACGAATGGTATACTCGTTCACTGATGGGTCAAGTTTGATTGAAGATAACTCCTTTTCAAAAGTGTGGTTAATCTTCGATGTCCTCTGCTCATCTGCCATCTTAATCTTGAACTGCTCAAATTGATTGATGGCATCCTGCCTAGCAGAATCTACCTCTGTTACCTTACGCTCTAGGGTCTTATACTTCTTCTCCCAATCCTTTACTAATTCCTCACTCCCTGTTGAGGTGGCACGTTTCTCCCACTCTTCCCTCTGCTTCTCGTATTCGGTCTTGGCTCGTTCTGATGCAGTGCGTATCACCTCCTCTACCTTCTTGTCCTTAAAATCATCTTCTGTAAGGGTAATACCGAATGGCTCAAATGCCTTACGAGTGACATTAGAGATTGTCCCTGTGAGTTTACCAATCTTGGCACTCATCTCCTTGGCTTCAATCCAATTCTCTTGGAATTTCTCCTTTGCCTCTTCTACGTTTTCTGCTTGGTCGAGATTGAGGAACTTCATCAGTTCCAATGCTTCTTCTGCTTTCATTGTTGTCTATTATTTGTGGTGTATTGATTTGATTCAATTTTAATTCTCTTGCTCCCCTCTTGATAAATTCATTAGCAAGCATATCATTATTGGCTCGTTTGATTGTGCCATCAGATAAAATGTAAAATCTCATTGCTCAAAGGTAAGTAATTTGATTACGCAAATCAAAACAAAAAAGCCTACTTGTAAGGTAGGCTTTAGGTTATGGCTAGGATTTAATATTATAATGCAATGACCCAATCTGTAACTCCCCAATTTATAGATGAAGATACACTATAGCCTTTGCTTCTCAATATGCTTGCAACGTGAGGCATATATACATATTCCTTTAGTGACCATCCATAAGATGGCGCACTGTGGCAAGTAGTAAACTTGTTGACTATACTACCATCTAGGAACATATCTTCGATTTTTTTAAGCAGAGTATTGATTGCCGCTTGTTTCACTTCTTGTGGAGTTGTCTCAATGATTTTTGGCTCGTTCATTGTGTTTAGTTTTAGGGATGAATGTTTCAAATGTTTAACTCTGCAAACATACAACCTATATTTGATTATGCAATACCTTATCGAAAATAAATCAAAAATATTTTCTGTAGGATTCCTGTAGGATTCCTATTGCATTGATTCTATGCAATATAATTTACTCGTAAAATCCCTCTGCCTTGGCTCTTGCCTTAATCGTTTCGGGTACTTTGTTATCGGGTACAGGCACTAGGTAGTGTCTACAATTCCATCCACCTACAAAGGTAAAGATAGACCTACTATCTGTCCCTTCTATTCTTCCTGCCCACGAACCATCTCTGATATCGCTTATCCCTGCACTATTCTTACCATCACCCCACGCCTCTATTTCCCCTCTATGGAATATCTGACCCTCACGGTGTTCACAGAATGGTCTTGTTGTAGGTATTTCCCCACCAAGATATTCAAACCATTGGATATCTAATTGCTCATTCACTGCTGCACTATATGACCTATCTGCTATTGCTTGAGCAGTTGTTGCAGTGGTCTTGATGTTAGCCAATAATCTACCATCATTTGCATCAGTCCCTGTAACGATTCCTCTCAATGCATTCACTGCCTCATTTAATGGCGCACGAGCAGCAATGTTGGATGTCAACTGCTCCAAGAATGGCTGCGTAAATCGTGCATCTAATCCTGCACCAAAGAATGTATTTATGGCATTCTGCTTGGAGATGTTGACTATCTGCCTCTGTATTTCACTTGGCTCAAATCCTTTCTCAAAATTTCTTGCTATCTCATCAGTTAGTTGCACTCCCTCTTCAATAGATGAGAGGAATGTTCTTACTGCCTCCTTATACTCCCCTCCTGCTAATACCTTTTTTAGTTCCTCCGATATGATTGCAATCCTGCGTATATTGTCTTCGGTCTGCGATATGTTACCACTGGAGTCCACATCCATAGCCTGTAGGATTGGCTCTATTCTTTTCCAAATCTGTGCCTGTGTCTTCAGTGCAGCAGTCTGCAACTTTTCGGGTACAGACTCAAATAGTTCTACCTTCTTTTTAACGAGTGAGTTAAATGATGCCATTCAGCAGTTCTTGTTGTGCCTGTTGGATTGGGTCTAATTGAGTTCCAATCTTATCTGATGCTAACTGATTCAATGCTGCTATCTGCTCACTCATTGGTAGGTCTATGAATCTTGGAGCATCTTCTGTTGCAATATAATTGCGAATCAACTCCATTATCAATTGGGGTGCAGAGTGATGTATAACATCTTGATACTTTTCAACCGTGCCATTCGCAACACGCAATGCGATGTCTGCACTATTCATCAGCAATAACTCATCAGCATTAACAATCAAATCATAGATTGCAGATGTCTCCTCATCCGTGTAGTGGATTGCACGAATGTAGTTGTATACGTTGCTGAATGTAATAGATGGAGGGACTCCTGCCTTAACACCTTCTGAAATGATGGCAAGATAGTCGGATGGTGTAGAGATATCGAATGATGTTGGATAGACAAGATTAACACCGCCAAAATATTCACCATATCGCATCTTGCCCATTGTGACCAGGCAGAAATTGTATATATCAAATAGTTGGTCGGAGATAGGTTTGATGAATGCATACAATGCTCTTAACTTATTCAATGAGCCTGTGGCAGTGGATGCCTCTCCGATACTTCCCGACTCATCAGATGATGGAAGATGTAATATCCTTCTTGCCTTGCTCATTTGCATCTCAATCTCACCCCTCAAAAATGTCAATGTATCCATTGGTGGTGATACGAACTTTATGTATTCACCACTCAAGTTGCCATCACCATCACTCAATGATGTCTTTGGTTTGATAAGTAGCAGTCCTGTTGGGCTGAATCGTGAACGTACACCACTACCACTACAACTACCACAAGTGCGATAGCCTCCATTGATTGGGTCAAATATCTGCCCATCACTACACTTGTTACCCTCTCTATCCACAAAATCACATATCTCCCCAAGAGCCACCATATAAGGAAATGATGATGTTGCCTTGGATATCTGCAAGTATGATTGGTCTAACACTACTTGGTCAAGCAATGGGACTGCGGTAATAAATGGGGACTGAAAAGCGATCTCGTGACCAATCATCTGTGGCATCCCTTTTAGTTTAGTGCAAGGGACATAGCCTAGGTTGTGTTGAAAGTACAATACAGGCTCTCCAAAGGTCATATCCATTCTCTTGCCATATTGCTCAATGCGATAGATGGCAGTCTTATCATACAACTCAAGAACAATACCTACCCTCTCATCCTTATTGCCTACCCTTACCTTTGATTTATCATTAGTGATAACTAAATAATATTCGCCAAACTCTTGTCCGACAATACTCTTGCAGGAATAGTAGTGAGGATATGGCTTGATGAGTTCATTAGATACTACCTCTTCTCCGGTATCTTCAAGTATTGTGGTATCTACATCTTCGGGTTCGATGGCAATAATACCATTCGCATCAATGAGTTTTAGAGTCGGCAGCATATCCTTAACGAACGTCTCCAAGGATGTGAACTTTTCTATTTCTTCGTTTACATATCTTTGAAATGTATCATTTCCAAAGATTGGTTCTGTCTCTTGGTTGTATCTGATGCTCCAATTTTGGTCTACAAATGCACGGCTAATTGTTGCCTTAAAATCTTCGAATACAGACAAGGTAGATGGCTTGTAGTTGGCTCTGATGTATTGTGCTTGAGAATCTGATTGGTTTGGCGCACGAACTGACAATAGATGTTCGGGATATACATCGGGACGAGTATGAGGTAGAATGCTATCATACATCTTTGCTGCATAGTTATATCCACTCCAATATTCGGGATATTGAGATACACCTACCCTCTCCTTTGTTATTGGATTTATTGGATGCTTCGCAGATGCGGTCTCCCAGTGCTTGTGAAGATGTGCAAACTTTTCTACAATCTTATTTATCTCGTCTATTGTCAGTGCCATATTATGCTACCGATTTGGTTGTTGGTTGGTTTATTATGTGTGAGCCACAAGATTTAGAACGGCAAAAATTAGTTTTCATATGCTTATCAATTTAAGGTATTGTGATTGGAATAATTCTGAATTATCAAATTGTTTTTTCCACAATGCATTGGCTTGCACCTCTTCATCTCCGTAATGTTTTACAAAATCTTTTGGATGCGATAACTTAAACATATCAATGCATTGTTTAGCACAATGCACCGCCAATTGAATATCAACATAGTTAGGATAATCTATTTTGGCATCTCTTATATTAAGCACAGACTCATCCCAAATAGATAGTCCTACACCAAGCATCTTGCATTGGATATCCTCTTTGACTAGTTTAAAGCAATCAATGTTTGATATGCCTTTATCCCAAGTCCTTGCATTGGTTACATTATATCCCCAAAAAGAACAGAATGCATCATTATGCCTATTGAATCCATCTAATGCTATCTCAATATACTTATCAGTCACCACAAAGTCATCATCAATTATTAGATTGATGTTATCACCACAATGTCTTAATCGCTCAATGCTGCCTTTGTTGGATTCATTGTAAACATAGTTTAGTTCAACCTTGCTAGTAAAAACATATTTGAATCCCTGCAAAATAATTGTAATCAAATCGGGTTTAATGGTCTGCTTATTCAATGAGTCTATCAACTCTTGAGCGACACTAATACGATTGCGCTGAACTGCTATGTTTACCTCAATGCTCACTTTTGGAAGATTGATAGTCCGTTACCTTCGGGAGTTCTAATTGTGATTGATTGATATCGAAAAGATTTAACATAACTAGCAAGCCTTTTCATATCGGGAAACTTGATAGTATCGTGATAGACTAGTAGTCCTCCCTGCTTAATCAATCTATCTACAAATTTAAATTCGGGTAATGCGTGATGCCATTCGTGGATAGTGTCTACATAGATTAGGTCATATCCTCCTCTTGGCAATGTCGGACAAACTTGTAATGATGAGCCTGTAATAAATTTATGATCCCCTTGATTCATCAGCAACTTAATTTCTTCGCTGCGTTTATCCTCAACATCTACGCTACTGAATGCGCCACCAATCTCATTTACTGCATTAATCATATACTTACTTGTATACCCTTCAAGAGTTCCAAGTTCTAGCACATTAGTCGCATTGTGACATTTGATTAATGCTGCAAGTATACTACCTACCTCGTCTTCTGCTGACCATTCGTGTCTTGTCAATGGTTCTAATGCATATTGCTCAATTGGCTGCTCAATAGTTTGCCCTTCGATTGTTTCAATAGCAGGAGTCTTCTTTGGTCTACCTACTTTTTTCGGTTTATCTGTTGACATATTTGTGTTCAATTATTCGGTGAATAAAGTATTTGTGAGTATCTCCATCTTCTTTGTACCAAGATTTTATCAATCTATCTAGCCAATCAATATAGTATCTAGGTGTGAATCCTTGACCACCGTAGTACCCCATAAGATAGTAGTTAGATTGAATAGTAGCATAATCCAATTCTCTTCTATGAGTAACATAGACTATGTCTATATCTAATGCTGCATCCATATCTAGCATACATAATGCAACATTCATATACAATTCATCGGGTTGACCTCCTCCCCATTTAGTCCGTAACTTGTGAACAGGGATAGGGTAGTTAATCAGTAAATCAGATGCAGTCTCATATAATGTCTTTGCAGCATCTCCCTTGCGAATGAATTGAGAGGATGAGTTAGTAGCAGTTAGTGTTGCATCTTGTGGAAGATTATAGGTCTCCCAAACGATATCAGCCCAAGACCATAGCATTTCCTTAAAGTCTCTGCCCTGGGCAATCTTATGTTTGCCAATGACCATAGTGAGATAGTCCTTATCAGAACTTTTCAGATGGTTAAGTAATGGCTCAATGTCTTTAAGGCATACTGCATCAACATCCAACAATAGATTGTTTTCGAATGGCAGTAAATCGTAGACAAGTAGTTTAGCCTTGGCAGGGTCTATCTTCTTATTGGTATATATGTTGGAAGATGGTAGGTCAACAAAGACATCTATCACATCTGATAGTTCGGGGCAATAGTAACGAGAGCCTTTGTCTATTGGCTCACTGATTAAGGCAATCTGTACCGCCTTATTAAATCGTTTGATTGAGTGAGCAAGGTTATATGCTGCCCAATAATATTGTGGTTTGCCAAATGCCATAAGCACCACCCCAATTGAGGTAGTGCCTTGGCTTTGACTTGTCGGCTCGTTAAACATTAGAATATGTTTGGTGGAGCATCATACTGGGCAGGAATATTCTTATCTCTCCAAGAATAGGTCACCTCATATCTCTGCAATTCGTTATTCTGTTCGGGCAAAATAAAGTTTGCAGATGTTGTGATACCCAATGGAGGGTTAATGTAAATAGTCTTACCGCTATCGCACATATATGCCAATATCCAACCAATTCTACGATTGTTTAAATCGTTAAAGAACTCATTGTTCTCATTGGTAACATTTGCATCGTACATTGTAGCAGTCCTATCTTCATTAATTCGAATAGGTGTCCCACACCCAATAGGAGAATCTACCGAAATTGGTGAACCGGCAGGAAGAGCAAAACGAATATCTTGAACTAAAATAGCATCTCCGCTTAACAATAGTGCCTCTAGTTCTACCTCTGATTCGGGGTCAACCAAGACAACACCACATTTGCCAATAATTAAAGCAGATACACCACCAAGTTTGTACTCGTTGCAATTCACCAACGTATGTGGTAATAGGTCAGAATCGCAATAGGAAACGCATCCCATAGTTTGTAGTATTTAATTTTACTTGAACCTATTCAATAGGATGATTCAAATGCTCCTACCATCTATGATGCACTACAAATATAATAATTATTCTTGATACAAATTTATCAAGTTCTGCGTTATCAGTCGCTCACCGTCTTCTGCCAATATGAATGGTTCAGCATCATTGTCCAATATTGATGGCAAGCAATCAGCAGTCACCCCAATACAGATGGTCTTCCTCACCAAATCATTTTTCTTATATAACTCTATTGTGATTGCTCCAAGGTCATCTGCAATATCATATTCGATAGTTGGAAATTCCTCCTCCGCAGGGAAATGCAATACACCATTAACATAGCAATTATCAAAATAGAATACTATGCTCAAGAAATCGAATACATATTCGGGCAATCTACCAAAGTAGTATGATAGTTTCTTTTTTCGGTCTACATAAGATGCACTCCATCTGCCACTAGCATATCTGAATAGGTCTGTATCTGTATCGTATTGTGCTTGGAATCTTCTACCCTCTAATCGTATTGATGGCAAGAATGATGAGCCATAGAATGATAGACCAAATTGGTCTTCTCCATTGCATCCTTCTATCTTAAAGAATCTACAGGGATCTGAATAATCTCCTATTGTGATTAGGTCACTATACTTATCATATGTTGCCCACTCCTTGTAGGCTCTTAACTGAACTTGACTAACAACAATATTTCCTCCTGCTATTATCGAACTCCCTCTCAATGATATCTTACCACTACTTGTCGGAATGATGTTAGCAGTATATGTCCCTGCACTACTAAACGATGAAAGATATTGATTGCCATCAATCCATAATCTTAATGTGCAATCATTGATGCTATCAATCACAATAGTTATGCTATACTCCTTGCCTTCGCATACTTCAATAATAGACTCTAGTATGGTTACTTCTAGACCATTGTTAAATATGATTTCCGCTTGCCCATTGCCTACAATCCAATTAGATGTACCAATGTCATATACGTTAACCCATCCAACAGGGGGACATCCAATGCATAATCCCCAGTCATTAAAGTAAGGATTGTACATATAATACTGACCACAAGTGTTTAGACAATAATCGGCAATGGCTAACCTATAACATCCTGCTTCTAAATCGTAGTCTGATAAATCAATGGCAGCAGTTAAGTATTGGTCTTTGGTTATGATTGTTGGGTTAAGTACTTGCACTACAGATAGGTCTTGTGCATCTACTATCCCTGCGAATAATGCACCATTGCATATTGGCACAAACTCATCTAATGTCACTATTCCAACAAACTCATCTGTTGGTTTTGCTATGAGTAACAAGTCTATTGTAGGTGAATTCAAGTTGGCAGGAATAGCATCTGCCTTCAAGTAAATAACGTGAGTCCCTGCTGTGCTTACCTCTACTGATGTACCATTGGTGAATGCTACAATCAAAGTACCTGTTGAACCTTGAGCAATGGTTATGGTAACACGATAGTCCAAGCAGTTTTGGAATTTCTCATAAATGAATCCTGCTAAACTATTACCTAAACTATCGGGGAATGTTATCTCATTACCATCTATTGATGTTGATACAACTATCGTATCTACCAATCTCAAGTATCCACACTCTCCTGCATCAAGTTGCCAAAAGATTTGGTCGTTAAAATCCATCAATTGAGCATACGAACTATTGCATCCTTCGCATTGTTCGGGCAGTTGGCTATCGAATATGATTGGTTGGTTTGGGATAGATGTATAACTCATCGCAATAGTTTGTTTGAACGTAGTTCGAATTGTGTACTCTTCTGCATCACCGATTCAATATTGACAGATTTAATGTATGTCGGTATTGTCGCTATTGCATCATCTAGTCTGCCTAGTAATATAGGCTTTGATGTCTCTGATGTTATAGCATTTATCTCTGACATTGATAGCGGTCTATTAAACTTGTAAAGATACGCTTTCACATCATCAATATTAACAGGGTCTAACTCCTCATCGGGATTATTAGGATTGATTGGCTGACCACTAATAGATACATAACTATGCCTTGTTACACCACCTAATACAATATTGTCTAGTATCCTTTGTAGTAGAGATGTATATAGTATTGCATTTAAAAAGTATACCTCTGCATCTATTCGTAGTAGGTCTCCTGCATTACACAAGAATGATGTAGTGGCAGGAATTATCACATCACTATTGCCTGTGTCTGCGAATAGTGTACCATAATACTCTTGCAATTGAACTGCACTAGAGTCAAACCTAACTATCCTTACTCTGCTTCTTCTGTTTCTTCCTCCGGTTTCTATTGGCTCAAGGAATCCATAGATTAATTCTGTATCAATAGTATATACTCCTGCATATGGGCAAGTGTATGTCATACCATCAAAGAGATTGTATGGATCATTAAATTGATTATTGAACTGAATGAATGTGCCTGTAAATGATGAATACAAATTTGGCACATTTAGATTTGCTTGCCAATTCTGTAAGTCAGTGTTTACCCTTGCATCCATTATCGTAGTAGCAGGGTTGAATGGTTGTGTCAAGAAACTGAATAGGCTATTGGGATATCCATTAATCCAATTTGATGATACTTGTATATTTCGATAGATGCCATTGTACACATCTTGACCTATGCTATATGGGTCATATTTTTTTGCTCTGTAAAATGCGCCCAGTGATGGGGTGTCTCCATATTCACATTGAATAATAAAGTATGATTCATCAAATGACTTATTATCGAATCTAACTACATCTTCTATAACATTGGTATCAAATACCAAATCTGCCCCCGACAGATTAAGAACATTGGATGTATTGCACTGACCAACAAATCCAAATGTCTCATCTCTAAATGCTCTGAATGGGGTTTGTGTAAACGTACAGGCAGTCTGTCCACTATCGCACTCTGCTGCCTCTAGATATGGGTTATTGCCAAACTCTACTGCTGCATATAATTTTGATGTATCAAACTTCATCTCTATGTTTGGTTGGTCATAGAGATTCACTGATGGATTGGCTTGGAAGAAATAACTAATAGGCTCTATTCGTAGCAATGGTCTTCCATTAGACTGCTTCTCAAATCCAATACCTAGATTAAGTTTAAGTCTTAATGAATTATATAACTGCTCAAAGTTTGCAATTAGTTCTAATGGTATGGCATTGCGTAATGAATTGCCTATAGCATATACAGGAATATCTCCTGTAAAAGGCAGAGAGTATTGGAAATAGTTAGACTCAAAATCAATCAAGTCATCACTCATACAAGCCACCAAGTGCTTAAACACATCATACACTGCATAGCCATAGGATGGAGATGAGTAATAAGTTCCATCAACAGGGTTAAACATTGCCAATATACGCATAGTCGGTGGCACTATTGTAGCACCGTTCTTTGTTGTGGTAAGGCTTAACGAGAATGGTATAGATTTATTGTTGTTAATCTTTGTACTAAAGGACTCATCGTATAGTTTAGTCTTTACTTGGCATTTGTCCAAATTAAATATAGATTCAGAGACAATGATATACCCATCCACCAACTTCTGCCAAACACCACTAGCACACTTATACTGGACTTGAACAACTATCAATTGGCAATATCCATTCTGCTCTAACTTACTATAGATATAATTGAATACATCTCCTCCAAAGGTTAGGTCATTATTAAAAGAGACTATCCTAGCACCTATCGAATCATCTTCATTTATGGCTATTCCAAAGTCTTCGGGATTCAATGGTTGACCCCTATCCAATCCATCAATTATAAATCTTATCTGTTGCGCCATTCGTATCTTGAGTTGTCTCCACCAATGTTCACAATTATGTTGTTATTCTTCATTGACTTATTTAGTTTGTCTAACTTTCGCTCCATCGATTTGGAATTGAGGGATGCATTAACCACCACTGCCTTATCTTTACTTTTCATCGCATAGTCTAGTATAGCAGGACGCACATACCTCTCATCTATAAACTTCTTAAATGCAGTGCTTGATGTGTTCATTGCATCCAATGCTTTACGGTGTTCTGATGTAGAGTTCTTGTTCATTACAAACTCACCACGCTCTGCCTCTATGATTGTTCCTCCCTGCTCGTGACTCTTGCCACCTACCATACCACCCTTCTTAAACTTGGGCAATGGCTGCGATGTGATAACTGCTAATTGAGCAGCACCAAGCAACCCTGCTGCTATTTGGAATGGTGGTGCAGCAATCCCTAACTGCTCTCCCAATCTGATGATGTAGGATGCAGTGTTAACCACTACATTGAATGCTGCCACTGCCCTATCCAACTTTGCTTGCTTGGTCTTCTCTGCTGCTATGGCTGCATTAGTTCTCTTCTCCAATGCTGCACGTTTGCGTTGTTTATCTGCTTCACGTTCATTTGTTGCATTGATTGCCTCAAGTTCTACTTCACTCTGCCTTGTTATCTGCTCAATAATAATATTAGATTGGTCTTGTGCTGCTTGTGCGAATCCACTGAATATATTGGCAGTCTCTTGTGCAATCTCTACAATATCATCAAGGGTCTTCTTGCGTTCAGCACGAATCTTTACTTGAGTCTCTGCTTCTGCTTGAGCAATCTTTGCCTGCTTCTCTTTATCGGATATTAGTTCGGCATCTATCAGTTTCTTCTTCTGCTCAAGTTCGTTTTGTGCTAACTTGATTCTATCCACCGCACTATCCTTGCCAAGAGTGATTAGAGTTCTTATCTTGATATTCTCAATCTCCAATTCATTATTGGCATACTCTGTTCTGATTCCTGCTAATGCGTTTTGCTTCTCTGTCTCTAATAATTGCAAATCAACTGCCAACTTCTTCTGACCTTCGATGGTTTGTGCTGCTTCTGCTTTGAGTGCTTGTTCTCTTGAGGCAAATTGAGCATTTATCAAATCCTCTTGGGTCTGTAATGTAAGGTCTCCAGTTGCTTGTCTCAATTGTACCCTTGCCTCATTCAATGCTAACTCTTGGGCAAGTGCTTGGTTGTTTAGGTCTCTGATAGTATTGGCTGCATCGGTCTCTGCCTTCTTAACTAACTCTGCTCTCTTTAGTGGGTCTGTCTCTGACTCTGCTTCTTTCTTGGCTAAATCTGCACGTTTGTTAGCAAGGTCAATCTCTTGCTGCAATGTAGCATTGCCAAGTGCAGTTACATTCTCTAACTGCAATACTTGTAGTTCTATCGCTTTCTTCTGCTCATCAAGTTTGATGGCAGCGATCTCATTGGCTAACTCTGCATTGATTCGTCGAATTGTTGCAGCCTTTAACACTTCATTCTTGATTGATTGTTGTGCATTTAACACCTCCTGCTTGGCAAGGTTTTGAGCAAGCCTAATGCGTTCTGATTGGCTCTCACCATCAATTTCTAATTCTTGTCTGATACGTTGCTCTGCAATTTTTAATAAATCATTTGCTTGGTCTTGGGCAAATTTCTTATTCAATTCAGATATCTCTGTTTGTGTCTTTGTTTTTGCAGCCTTCTCATTATCTTGTGCAGCCTTGTTTATTGCTTGTAGGTCTTTAAACAATTGTTCTTCCGTTACTTTTGCTACCTTGCCAAACAACTTGATATCTTCTGCCTTCTGCTCTTCATATCTTTTAAATGCCTCTGTTTCTTGCTCCTTGGTATTTATGGTTATATCAGATAACTCTTTTTGCAAATTATTAAACGCAATCAATCTTGCTGCTGCCTCTTCTGTTATGTTTCCTGCTTTTTGATTGGCTTCAATTTGAGCATTAGCAGCATTGATTGCCGCATCTGTTGAACTCTTGGCTAATGAGTTTATTGCATCTTGATATTCTTTTGCCTTATCTGCTGCCTCTTTTGATGCATCACCAGTTGCGAATATCTTCTCTGCCAAAAGTCCTAACAAGACAACTACCGCACCAATACCACTTGCAACCAATGTTGCTCTGAATGCTTTTGTCTTTAGGGTAGCACCTTCTGTGACGAATGAGTATAATTTAGTTGCTACCGCCACTAACCCGGTCTTGGCTCGTAGTTGCTCCAATATGATAGTCCTACCCTGCTCAAGTGCAGATGTGATAGCAATAAGTGCATTGAGTTTAACCAATGTCTTCTGTAGGTCTTCTGATTCATCACCAACTAATGCTGCTGCACCTTCTACTGCTTGAAATGCTACACCTACTAATTCTACACTTTGAACGAACCCTGTCAATCCTCTACCTCGTTGCACCAATGCATCCACTTGTGCATCGGTCTCTACAATACCTCTTTTCAATTTGGCTACCTCCTTGATAAGTGTATTGAACTCTGTAGTGTTGGACTTCCCTGCTAATGCTAAATCGTATAACTTGTCCTCAAGTTCACCAATCCTACCAGTTGCAGCATCTGTTGACTTGGCATACAAATCCACTGCCCTATCTGCTGCAATGATTGCAGCCTTATACTCACCAATCGCTCTTGCAGTCTTGTCAAACTCTTCTGTATTACGCTTGCCTTCAAGAGACAACTTTCGCAGTCTATCCTCTAACTTCTTTAAATCGTCTTCATTATTTATAATCAATTTCAACTTCTTGTTAGTCTCATCAAGACCATCCTTCAATGGCTTGAGAGCCACCCCTGCATCACCAAGAGTCTTGATTAGTTTAACTTGACCATTAATGGCATTCTTTAGAAAATCACCTTTGAGTGCAGTTGATGCTCCTTTGATTGATTCTTTATATGCATCAACAATTGCATTTGCACTCTTCTGTGCTGACTTTACTGCCTCGTTGTTGACTTCGTTTACTGAATTAATTGCTGCCTTTAAATCATTGGCATCTCCAGTATAAGTGATTAAAACATTAGCCGATGCCATCCTTTTTACTTTGCTTTATTGACATCTCAAATTTAAGCAAATAAGTTGATACATCACCTCTCATAAGTTCATTGAATTCAACGATGTTGCCTTTGCATAGGTTGATGATTTGAGTCCTTAATTCTTCTTGGACTTTTTTTGCACGGACTCTTGGTGAGTATTGAGCATAGTCAAACTCTCCATTAGTTTTCTTTGTGCCACTACGTTGTACTCCCACAATGTCTGCAATTCTTGAGGAGACATAGTTAGCAATGGCAATAGTGGTGTGATACCCAATTGGGAAAAAAAATCGTGCGACCCCTCCTTACACATCGCATCGAATACCTCAAGTTTAGATTGGTGAATATCTGCATTAACTATGGTTGGGTCTTCATCATCCCTCACTACCCATACTGCTGCAAAGTTCAATAGTAGGTCACGATGTATAACAGAGTTCTGTCTCTCTCTGATAACGTGAATGTATCCTGCCACAACTGCTGCATTCTTTGGGTTAGACAATCCTGCTGCTAATGATTTCTCCATACCCTCTAGTATCTGCTCCATCTCATTCCCACTCAATCCACTGCTTATTCTCTCCATCAGACTCAATGCCATACTGAATCTCTCCAGTGGCAATGATGTCTCTTTAGGGAATCTGTAGTATCGATGCGCACCGTGCTTGAATACCTCAACTAGATTATAGTTGGTTGTTGGCTTCTTATTGGAACGTAACCAAGGCAGTTGCCTTGCTAATCTTTTTAATGATGTCATTGAGTTGCTCGTTTACAAATATTAGATTTCCATTGTTTAGCACTATGCTGCACTTATCCTCTTCCTCTGCAATGTGTGATATGCTATTAATGTTTATAATTATATCCATCATCCCTGCCTCCTCTTCTGTCATTGCTCGTAGTTCATCATCATCGGTCTGAATGCCTTTATATAAAATCGCAGAACAAGTGATAAATCCGTACATATTACCAATAGTTGTGTGGGCATTGCTCATCCTCGACTCTTGTTTTAGCAGGGAGAAAGCATCCACATTCATTACAGATATTTAGGTGCTTGTTACGATGTTGGCAATGCATACATACAGGCAGTCTTGTTTCAGATAATTCATTTGCCTTCTTGTCTGATGTGATATATAAATACCAC